CCTGGGTGGGTTGCTGAAAAAGAAAGAAGAGGGGGGCGGCGATTTCCCCCGGGGGCTTTTGCTGTTTTTCGCAATTATTTTTTTGAAAGCCGTTGACATACTAATAGTAGTATGTTATAATAGTATCATCAAAGGAAGAAAGGAGGTTGCAAAGATGGACAACATAGAAAAAGCCTTGCAGGAATTGGCAAAAGCGGTTGAAAGTAACGACACAGTGGAACGCGTCAAAGTTACAATAACGCTTGTAAAGCCAAAACCAAACAAGGCTAAACCCGACAAATAATGTCGAGGGCTGGAAGAGGGGCGCACGCCGCCCCCTCTTCTGCAAGCCCTATTATATCATAGATCAAGAAAAAAGCAACCGCGGATATTTAAGGGGGTGTTATTGTGGTTATAACCTGTAAAAATCGTGAATATTTGCTTTCAGAGCAAAAGGACAAATGGAAACTTTCAAGAGAAATCGGCGGCGTTGAAGTTGAATATGAAATACCAAAAGGAGCCGCGCCGGACGCTGACGCAGTAAAACGGTATGTTGAAGAACATTCGGAGTTATTCTGAAAGGAACGGCGGTAATGGAAGAAAAAAGAAAAACTTTTACTTCAACCGAAGTGAAACGACGGTATAACGAAAAGACATACACGATCATTTCGGCAAGTATTCCAAAAGAAAAGGCGGCCGCGTTTAAGAAGCGGTGCGCCGAAAAAGGGATTGCGCAGGCACAAGTAATAAAAAAGGCAATAGATCAATTCTTGGCAGAGTAACAGGCGCAGGGGGCGGGAAACCGCCCCTTGTTTTTGTTTATAGGGGGCGTGGAGCATGGGGCATTGTTTTAGCCATTTGACAAAGGCAGACCGTTACAAGATCGAAGCGTTATTGAATAACGGCCATTCGGCAAAGGAGATCGCCGCGGAAATTCATGTGCATATCAGCACTATTTACCGCGAAGTAAAACGCGCCCGCATGGTTCACCGTAATTCAGATTGGACGGAGGAAGAAAGGTATAATCCGGACGAAGCGCACAGGCGATACCGTGAAAACCTTTCGGCGAAAGGCGCGCCGCTGAAAATTGGCCGCGATTATGCCCTTGCGGAATATCTGGAAAGAAAAGTGCTTGAAGAAGGCCGATCCCCCGCCGCCGCACTTGCCGACATTGCTTTAGAGGGGTTGGAATTCAAAACCACAATTTGCACAAGCACCTTTTACGGCTACATAACAAAGGGCGTGTTCCTTATGCTGACAAACAACGATTTGCCGGAGAAGGCAAAACGCAAGCGGAAATATCGCAAAGTGAAGACGGCCAAACGCGCCCCGCGCGGGAAGAGCATAGAAAAACGCCCCGCCGAAGTGGAGGGGCGCGAAGTCTTCGGACATTGGGAAATGGATACCGTTTACAGCGGGAAGCAGACTTCAAAGAAAGCCCTTCTTGTGCTGACGGAGCGGAAGACGCGGCAAGAAATTATAGAGCGTATGCCGGATCGGACGGAGGAAAGCACAATAAAGGCACTTGATCGAATAGAACGGCGGTTCGGCGCACTCTTCCGCAAGGTATTCAAAACAATCACCGTTGACAACGGCGGGGAATTCTCCAATGTGGAAAGGCTGGAACAATCCGCGATCCGCAAGGGGAAGCGGACACGCTTTTACTATTGTCACCCGTACAGCAGTTTTGAACGGGGATCAAACGAAAATCAAAATAGAATGATACGGCGGCGATACCCGAAAGGAACAGACTTCGGGAAGGTATCAACCGCCGCAATAAAAGACCTTGAACAATGGATCAACAACTATCCGCGTGAAATATTGGGCTGGAAAACTTCTGCAATGTGCTTCCGCGAATGCCTTGACGCACTATAAAAATAAATTTTCAATTTTTTTCGCATTTACTATTGACATTTGCGCCTGTGGGTTGTAATATTAAATGCGAAAGGACAAGCCCCCTATTTTCGGGGAGCTTCGAGCCCTCCGCATTTATTTTTTTATACCACAAACCACGATAAACCGCAATAGAAACGGGGTGAAGACATGGCGGGAAATTATAGGTATCTGGATTTTGAGGATCGGAAGAAGATCGAGGCGTGGCACGCCCGCGGGGATCGCCCGCTTGAAATCGCCGCGCGGCTTGGCGTGCATACCGCGACGATCTACCACGAATTGCAACGAGGCTATACCGGAGAAGTGGACGCGGCGCAACGCGAGATTTACAGCGCAGAGCGGGCGCAAGCGGTGGTTCGGGAAAACTTCAAGCGCAGAGGCCGCCGCGGGGCGGCACAGGCAAGCGGCGGGGCTGAACAGGGAGGTTTTGGCGGTGACTAATTTTGAAAAGCTGACGCAATCCCCCGCGGGGCTTGGGGCGTTCCTTCGGGGGTTGCCGATTTTAGAAGGGCCGTGGGACGATGAATTTCACAAGCGGTATTGCCGGAAATGCCCTTCTACGGATTGCACATATTGTCCGCATGAGAAGTTCCGGAATAGTCCGGAATGGTGGTTAAATCTGAAAGCGCGATAGGCGCGAAAGGAGCTATTCAAACTATGAAAAACAAACAATTTACGGTTGCCGAGCTTCAAGAGGCTATAAACAAGCGGCTTTCCGGACTTGCTGGCCGAAAGTATGAAGGCACGGAATTTCATTCGTGGATCAACGGAGAGATCGCCGCAGAGTTTGAGGAAAGAGGGATCACAGAGCTTTGCCCGTCCGTGTGGGGCATAAAGCCCGACATGATAAAAGAAAGCGGCGTATCCCTTTATGACGACATAGCGAAGATCAAAGCCGAATTGAAGAGAGATAAACGGTATAAATGGAGCGCAGGCCGCGGGGTGCTTCTTTCGGCGGCGGTAGAGTTCCGAGAAGAATTGTTGCCGCTTTCGTTGGACGGTGCGCGCCGCTTCATATTAAATGAGCAACGCGAAAAGATGGTGAAGAATTGCGCGGAAGCACGCGACGAAGCATTGAAAACAGTTCGAGAGTGCGAAGCAGAGCTTGAACGCCTGAAAGGGCTTGTTTTTTAAGGGGGTATACAATGAAAAACAATGCAGAAATCAGGAAGGAGTATTGCGGAGGGTGCGCGCTTATGCAGGCCGCACGGGAGGGCACGCAATGAAGTGGCGCAGGCCGCGCCGCCGTTCGCCTCTTCCCTTCCTGCTTCTGGCCGTGGCGGTTGTAGGGTGCGCCTTCGCCGTAGCGGTTGCGGCGGTGGTTCCGATGGAGGAGGACAGCCACAGCGGGCAGGATCAAGCGTTGCCCGCGCCTACGCTTGAAGAGGCCGAGCGGGACAAACTGGACACGCCCGCGGCGGCCACGCTGAAACCTACGCCCGCCCCGTACATACCGGACGAAGCGGAAGTTGAAATGCTGGCGCGCGTGATATGGGGCGAAGCCCGCGGCATTCCTTCGGATATGCACAAAGCGGCGGTTGTGTGGTGCGTCCTGAACCGCGTTGACGCGGAAGGCTGGCCGGACACCGTGGCCGAAGTAGTAACACAGCCGCACCAATTCGCCGGATATTCGCCGGACTATCCGGCAACGGAGGAATTCAAGGCGATTGCCGTCGATGTGCTGATACGGTGGGAGCGGGAAAAACGGGAAGGCGGCGAGGTTGGCCGCGTCCTTCCCGCTGAATATGTCTTCTTCACAGGCGACGGCAAAGTAAACCATTTCCGGACGGAATACGAAGGCGGCGTGTTTTGGGATTGGAGTTTGAAAAATCCATACAGCAGTTAAACGAAAGGAGCTATTCAAACTATGTCGAAGCAGAAGCAGGACAAGCAGGGCGGCGGCTGGCAGTTCCCCCGCCCGATCGAAATTATCAAGTGCAAAGAAGGCAACAAAGAATACATGAAGGAACGCCCCGCCCGCAAGCCTTACGGAAGGATCGTCAAGGTGTGCGAATTCAGCCTTGAAGCCGTCGCAGAGTTTGGCGGCGACGACGCGCGGGCGGTGTGGAGGCTGGCAAAGAGGACGGCGCGCGACTTCTTGCGGGTATCGTGGATCAATACGGCCATTGTAACCGCCACGAAAACCGATTGCCCATATATGGCCGTGATCGTTTACGGCAAGTATTAAGGGGGGCGGCGGGAATGTCAAACAAAGCGGAGCTTTTGAAGAAAATAAAAGCCCTTGCCGATCGGGGCGCTGACGGAGAGCGCGAGAGCGCACAAACCCTTCTTGCCCGCCTGATGGAGCAATACGGGATCAGCGAAACCGATCTTGAAGAGGAACGCCGCGAAACAGCATGGTTCCCGTACAGTCAAGAAACCGAACGGCGGTTGCTGAACCAGATCATTTATATGGTGACAGGTGCGGGCGGCTTCGGGTGCGTTGGCACATACAGCGGACGCAAGCGAAAAAAGATGGGGACGGAGTGCACCGCCGCGGAACGGTTGGAAATTGAAGCGAATTACGCATTTTTCAGGGCGGCAATGGAAGAAGAGCTTGAAATATTCTATTCGGCTTTTGCGTGCAAAAACAATCTTTTCCCGTCCGAAGACAAAGCGAAACCGCGGGACATTGAAGAGCTTTCACCGGAAGAAAAAGCCCGCTATATGAAAGTGGGGTTGATGGCCGAAGGTATGGAGCGGCACACATTACGGAAGGCCATTGCCGCAGGCGAAACCGAGTAAAGGAGGATCACACATGCAAAGAGCTATTCAAAACACACGGGCGGCCACGCACCGCCGTTCCCGCCCTCTTCGGGTAGCGGGAAGCACATTGACGGCGAATGTTGCCTTTGCCGTCCTGAAATACGCCGCCCTTACCGCGGCGGGCGTTCTTCTCTTCCGTTGGGGGCAGGGGTACGCCCTTGCCGAACGCGGATACGAGGCGATCGGCGGTGAAGCGTTGCTTTTAGGGTTGCCGCTGTTCTGGTATCTGACGGAAACCACGATCCGCGATACCGTGCGGGACTTCCGGAAAGGAGGCCGCCGCAAATGAAGATAAAGAGCATTGCCGCGATATGCAAGAAAAACAAACAGGTTGTTTTATTCAACCGATACAGCGATAGCGGCACAATATCGCAGTACATAGGCGACGGAAGCGCGGTTTATCCTATTTCCGGCCTTCCGGAGCTGGACGAAGAAAGCATTTTAACGATCTTCGATGTGCCGGAGAAACAGCGCGAAGACTGGCTTGTGCGGTATCGTGACATTCCGGAGGGGATCAGCTTCGAGGACACCGACGCAACCGAAAAGATCATTGAACAAGGCAACCTTTCGATTGTGTATAGCGGAAAGACCTTGAAACCCTTGCAGACACGCCGCGGGCTGGTTTTCATCGAAAGCCGCTATTTGTCGCCCGTTTCAGATGTGCTTGATGTATTGGAGCTTTACGAGCGGGTAACGCCTTTCGGCGCGCCGTATATCGTGGCAAAAGCGGGCTTCCTGCTTCAAGCGGTAATTATGCCGTGTGATGTTATAAGCGCGCAATTCGTCCAACGCCTGCAAGAGCTGACGCGGCAATGCGCCGTTTCTCTTGACCTTCGGGAACAGGAGCGGGAGCGGCAGGCCGCCGCAGAGAGCGCGGGGCAATTCAAGGTTGATCCGGAAACGGGGGCAATCATTGAACCGGAAAGCGAGGCGGGCGACGATGATTAGGACGCAGAGGCATTCCCGCTTTGTGCTGATGTCGCTTGATGAAATCCGCGCCACGCGCGACATTGTGTTGCAGACGGAGGAAACGAAAAGCAATTTTTCCGGATCGGGCAAGACGGTTTATATTTGCGAAGTTGTGCGCCCTTGCGATTATCAAAAGGAAACGGACACCGCCGCGGACAAGCTGGCCGCAGAGATCGAGCGGGTGAACGCCGACAACCGCGCCTTGCGCCGGAAGGTTGAACGCCTTGAACGAGAATTGCAGAAAGCGAGGGCGGGCGCATGAACAAGGCTTTGTTATCCTCTAAAAATATGTGCTGGTGTACGCCACAAGACTTCTTCGACAAGCTGAACGAAGAATTTTCCTTCACGCTGGACGCGGCGGCCACGGATAAAACGGCAAAATGCCCGCTATATTTCACGCCGGAAACGGACGGGCTTAAATCCTCTTGGAAGGTTGCGGGGGGGGGTACGGTATTTTGCAATCCCCCGTATGGGCGTGAAATCGGCAAATGGGTTCAAAAGGCATACGAAGAGGCGCAGGCCGGAACGCCGATTGTTCTTCTTATTCCAGCGCGCACCGATACAAGCTATTTCCACGATTTTATATACCACAAAGCGGAAATTCGCTTTATTCGTGGGCGGCTTCGGTTTACGGACGACGACGGCAACGCCGCCGATCCCGCGCCCTTCCCCTCTATGCTGGTGATTTATAACGGAAAGGCGGTGAAATCGTGAAATACAAGGTTTGCGATCGGTGCGGAAGTCACCTTGACTATGGCGAAACATGCGAATGCGTGAAAGAGGCCGAACAGGAAGAGAGGGTGCGCAATGCTGAAAATCAGAAGGATCAAAACAGACAAGTTCAAAACCGCGGCGTTTTGGATCGAAAAGCGGGATAACGAATACATAGCGTGCCGAACGCTTGTAAACGCCCTTTTGGGTATCGCTTCCCCTTCTATTATGAGCAGAGGGCAAGAGGCGTTGAAAAAGGCGTATGAAACGCGCCGAATTTGAAAGGAGCAGTTCAGACGATGGAAAAACAGGGATTGAACGAGCTTGCCGCGGCAGTACACGAAAATGCCGTTGCGCATGGCTGGTGGGAGCAGGAACGGGAATTACCTGAAATTCTTATGCTTTGCGTTTCGGAGCTTGCGGAGGCTTTGGAAGAGTACCGCGCTGGAAAACCGAACATTTATTACAATGTCGAAGGCGAAGAAATACTTTATGCGGACGGGGAAGCGTGCGAAAAGTACGAGCGGCGCAAGCCGGAAGGCGTGGCGGTGGAATTGGCCGATTGCGTGATCCGCATTCTGGATTATTGCGGGCGCGCCGGAATTGACATTGAAGAGGCTATACGGATCAAGCACGAATACAACAAAACCCGCCCATATCGCCACGGCGGGAAGAAATGTTGACCGCGGGAGCGGGGCGGCTGGTATCGCCCTTTGCAAACGATCCGTTCGCGTTGGTTGCGCTGGCATTCAAGAACCTTTACCACGAACGGGAATATGCGGCCTATTTTGTGCCGGAGGTAGAAGACGGAAGCGGCGGCGAGGCTTGCGGGGTGACAACCTTTCCGGAAGACGGATCGCCGCCCGTTGTGGAGGTATCCGGAGAAATCCCCATTGCGGCAGGCGTTGAGATATTCGCGCACGAATTGGCGCATGTCGCCACGCCGGAAGATCGGGAGCATGGCGAAGCGTGGAAGGCCGCCTTTGACCGGATTTTTGAGGAATACAACCGGATCGCGCAAGACCTTTTCGGAAAAGGCGGCGAAGAACCATGCTGAACGAGCGGGCGCAGGCCGCCCACGATCCCACGATTACAGAAACGGCGCAGGGGCTTTCCCTTGCGTTTGAAAAATTAAAAGCCGATATATCACAATCACGCGCCGCCCGCTTTGTGTTGGCGGTGCTGGAAAAATTGAAAGGAGCTATTCAAATGGAAAAGACTTTGAAAACCGGAAAGATCGGACAGTTTGGCGCAGAAAGCCGCATTACATACGGCGGCGTGAAGTGGGTTGTGCTGGACGCACGCCCGAATATGTCGCTTTGCATTGCGGAAGATGTGTTGAAGGGCGAAAACGGCGAAGTTCGGTACATGGCTTTCGACACGGACAACAAGAACGATTTTGCCGCCTCTTCCGTCCGTGCTTTCCTGAACGGTGATTTTCTGGAAGAGCTGGCCGCCGCGGGTGCGGACAAAGAAGCGTTTGTGCCGATCGTCCTTGACCTGACTTCCGACGACGGTTTAGACGATTACGGAACGGACAGCGCAAAGATCGGGCTTATCACGGATCAGATGTACCGCGCATTCCGCAAAATCATTCCGAAAGCGTCGGAAGACTATTGGACTTGTACCCCGTTTTCAACCGAGCGGAACGGCTATAAAAGTTTTGTGCGCATTGTCACCTCTTCGGGGGCGTTGCACAACTACGACGCGTACATCGGCCACAGGGGCGTGCGTCCGCTTTGCGCTCTGAAATCTGATATTTTGGTATCCTATGACGAAGGCGAAGAGAACGAGC